GAAAGACATGGCCTAACACAGCCTCTGACAATAAGTCTCTCTGTTCTTGGACAAGATCTGCCAAAACCCTCACGGTTTCAGCCGCCAATGGTGGCTCCGGAGTCAGTCTCCTTCTTGCCTCCGCCGTCCGGGCCCTCATCGACAATGGGGTCGTATACACCTTATAGGGTATCTCACGGTCACGCGCGTCTTGCTCGATCTTTTGGCTTACCGCCTCATCGACTTTAGACCACCACGCGTCCCGCAGTTCCCTCCGGTTATACGCCGCCCCCAATCGCCAACGAAGTGACGAGATGCCTACCGCATTCCTACGTCGCAGATCCCTATCCGCCACCCATTGTTCCTTCGGGATATCAACAACATCTTCACTTGACAATATGATGTTGTGATCCGTCGGGACGGGGGGGATTTCGGAATCTGCGAGGAAGTCAAGTAGGACCTCTCGCTTCACCCAGCCAACGGCCTTCATGGCCTTCCACAAAAGCTCTCCACCTCGGAAACCCAACGAGACCAGGGGTAACCCTGTTCTTTGCAATTGCTTCTTGTGCGTGCGTAGGAACCAGCACGCCGCCTTGAAGCGTTCGTCTCGAGAGCGTCCGGCCTTAACAAAGCCGTGGAAAGTCGTGGCCAAGCCACTCGGGAACTCCGGCTCCCTAAGCATACCAAGACGGAAGGTCGGCACGACCCTCAACTTACCTTTACGCCAACGTACCAGCGTAGAGTTAATCGTGCCATAGCCTTCAGCGATTGACGTCTTGGTCCTTTCGACTTCGAGCCCGACCGTACCAACAACCTCCATCCATTTCTCAGCCAGCTGGTTACTAGCCTGGAAAAGGATGTCGTCCCCATTAATTAGGAGCGCCCTCGCCCTTTCACCTGCTTGCGACTCTGCATATGAAAAGCTACAGTAATTCTGTAGGCAGAGCAAGGGAAAGGAGAGGTAACTCCCCATCATTTGTCCAATTGTGGGGACAATCCAATCTTCGTCAAAGAGAAGATTCGGACGAAGGGTGGACAGCGCGTGGTCCCAGATGGTATCTGGGATTATCACGCTTCCATCTCGCATCGTCCTGAGAATCAACTCAGCGACCTCGATTGGGAGGTTATCGGTGGCGGACTTGTAGTCGCCGGAGATAAGCGTCCCACCCCCCTCCGCAAAGCCGGCTGCATCTAGCGCCTCAGCTCTCGGTTCACCTCGTAAGAGCCACTTCTGCCCGCTGATTTTATCATACATCAGCTTATGAAGTGGCCCAAGAAATTGACAATCTTGGGTGAATTTTGAGAGAGGCCTAGGCTTTCCTGCTGACTGGACGACAATCATTTCGGCTGTGTGAGCGAACGCGTACCGTTCACCTTCACAGATCTTGACAAACCGATCATGTCCAACAGTAGAGGAAAGGCCAGCTAAGGCACCGCCGACTTTGGCCGACTGTTCGTACGTCGCGTTAATTGAAGGATTGAACTTCCTCACGTAGTGAGGATAATCCGAATCCCAGCCTTTTGGGAACATACGACGAACTACTTGGCCGACCAGCTTAAAATAAGCGGCGGGCAGAGCATGAGGGGGGCGGGAGAGACCAGTCTTCAAACGGGCCAGAAGGGGTTCGTTCATGCAGGTACAGGAATCGGGCGTCAGCTTTTTCAAGCTTCCCCACGCCATCCTTTCCTCCTCTTCAGTTAACT